CAATTAATTTATAAAATATATATAAATAAGTAGGTATTTATTTACTTGAATTTCATTGTTTATATAAAAAAAATGGAAAAATATGTAATAATTATATGTTATAATAATTGTAGCAAGGATAATAATCGAAAGTGCGAAGGGTGATTATTTTCATATTAAACGCCAAATTCCAAATAAGGAAGGAGGTGAAATTATATGATAGTTTTTTTATTAAGCATACTAGCTGGTGTTATATCAGCTTATATTTATGACAAAATAAAAAATCACCCAGACGCCAATAAGGGTGATTTAAAAAAATAATATTTTCACTTAACAACTGAAAATAATCACTCTTTGTAGGAGTAAATTATTTCCTTGCTTTTATTATACCACAAATTGGTACAGATATTCAAAAATAATATTTTTATGATATAATAAAAATGTAGAGATTTTGCAGTGAGCGATATTTGTTACAAAATATGGCTTAACACTTGAAATCTAAGATGTTGAGGGGGTGTGATAAATGTTATCAATTGCACTACTCATGGTTCACTGCAAATTTGAGAGAGATGCGTATGTGTAGGTATTGGAAATGCCAAGTTTATTTTGGGGTTTTAGATTAACTATATGGAATGTAAATTTATCTGCGTCTTCTGAAATAGCATACTCTTCAAGAGGTTTTAGATTAACTATATGGAATGTAAATGTTGTAAGAAGTATCATTCTATTTTTTAATCTTTCTGTTTTAGATTAACTATATGGAATGTAAATCTTATTTATAGTTGGGAAAATGGTTATAAATGTGGTACGTTTTAGATTAACTATATGGAATGTAAAGCAACAAGAACAACAGTTGATTTTACCTTTTCTAGCCAACGTTTTATATTAACTATGTGGAGAAAAACTAAATAAACAAAGAAAGCACTTACAAATATGTAGGTGCTTTTGTTTTACCTTATATTGGAAATTTGTATAAAGATAAATTATAATGATTATATAGATATTTATGAGGGGGATTACGCTATGGGATTATTCAAAAAGAAGGAAAAAGAAAAAGGCATTTGTATAATTTGTGGTAATGAAGGAAATGCTTTAAAAACTGTAGATAATGAGTTTTTATGTGATGAATGTTTTGAAAAATGCAGAGGTGAAATAGCTGTTCTTGGTAAAGGACTAAAAAAACTGACAAGTAAGGAAGTTATGAATGCTGTAGAGTTATGTAGAGATAATTTTGGAAATTTTGTTAAAAACACATTAATACAAATTGTATATTTAGGAGGACATCCTTTATTTAATAGAGAAGAAATGATTTGTCTTTTAATTAGAAGTGACAAGATAGTTGTTAAAGCTTTTGGAACAGGACCTGTACCTATAGTAGATGTATTTGAAGTTTCATATTCAGATATAAAAAGTGTTTCTATTGAAAAAGAAGAAGAGGTTATTAGAAGATATACAGCAACTAGAATAGCTTTATTTGGTCCATTTGCTCTTGCAATGCAAAAAGCAGAGCTTAATAAAAAAGAATATTTGATAATTGAATGTAATGATTTTATATTGTCTTTTGATAAAAATGATGAAGCTTTAGCAACTGTATATAAGAATTTAATTGAATATAGAAAAAATAATGGAATTGGAAATGTTAGTGAAAGTGAAGTTGAAAAAAATAAGATAACTAATCCATTAGAACAAATAAAAACATTAAAAGAACTATTGGATATGGATGCTATCACGCAAGAAGAATTTGATGTTAAGAAAAAAGAATTATTAAATTTATAATATAGTAAAAATATATATTTTATATTCACTTAGTACGAATTTAGTACTGAACACTACTTTATATTAATTAAACTACATATAAATAAATTCAAAGCCATGAAATTCGTGGATTAGAAATTTTATTCTATACTAACTATCAAAATTAAATAAACATAGTAAGCACTTACAAATATGTAGGTGCTTTTGTTTTGCTCAAATTGGTCGGTCGAGTAAAATAGTTAGAAAAAATTGGGATAAGTTATTGACTTTTTGGAACACAAATAATATAATTATATTATGGAACACAAAAAGTGAGGTGAAACAATGAGTTCTAAAATGGGAAGACCAAAAGTTGATAATCCTAAAAATATTGATGTCAAAGTAAGATTTGATGAAAATACTCATAAAAAATTATTAGATTATTGTGAGAAAGAAAATCTTACTAGAACAGAAGCAATAAGAAAAGGAGTAGACTTACTTTTGGAGGAAGATAGATAAAAAAGTAGCCCAACGCCGACCAAAGCATACTGGACTACTTAACCTAGAGTTATCTCTATATGAAATATTCTATCATGTAAAGATAACTCTTTCAAGATAATAAATCGAAAGGGTGATTTTTGTATGAATAATGAACTGATGAATTTTGAAAATAATGAATTAGGAATAAAAATAAGAACTATTAAATATGAAGATGGAAGTATAGGAATTAATGCAGAGGATACAGCTGTAGGGTTTGGATGGTGTAAAATTGAAAATAAAAATGGAAAAGAGTACAAATCAGTAAGATGGGAAAGAATGAATGAATTTTGTATAGAATTTGGTTTCGACCACAAGTGGGCGAAAGATGATTATATACCAGAATCACTATTTTACATGTTAGGAATGAAAGCTAAAAATGAAATAGCAGTAAAATTTCAAACATGGTTAGCAGTAGATGTACTACCATCAATAAGACAAACTGGTGCATACATAACTAACAATGCTAATCCCAAAAAACTAAGAGAAAAAGCAAGTGAGATTGAAAAGTTACAGTTAGCTTACAATAGTACATCTATGTTAAAAGAACTATTAGATGGTGCAGGCTTTGATAATAAATCAAAACTATTAACAGCAAAGACATTATATAAAAAGGCAGGCATTGATTTACCTATAGAAATTGAAGAAGAGGAATCTTTCTTTGACACAAAACAAATAGCATCTAAACTGAAAATATATTCTAAGAGTAATAAACCAGCACAGTTGGCTGTTTGTGAGATTATTAAAAAGATAAAATTAGAAGAAAATGAAGTAAAAGGAGTTTGGGAAACGAATGGTTCTTGGACTGGTACTGTAAATAAATATACAAAGAGTGTAATAGATAAGGTTAGAACTTGGATAGAGGAGAATAATAGACCAGCTAAGATTGAAGGTGAAAAGAAGAATTTTCATGTAGTGTATAAGATTGAGTAAATTTGATTGTATTAAATAGTTTAGTTTATTTTTGGGGGGATTAATACAATGTATGAGAATTTACTTAAGGAGTACAATTTAAAAACTGATGAAGATGTAGAATACTTTGTAAAGTTTGCTACATTATTACATAAATTAAAACAGGACAATGAAGAAAAATTTCAAGAGTATGCAGAGATATTGAGAGGTATTCTTAGAGAACAAGAAGAGAGAAAAAATAAGTAAATAAATAGATAAAGCACTTGGATATTATGATGTTTCAGGTGCTTTGTTTGTAAAAAAATGGTATAATGGAAATAGAGAATTATATTAACAATGTGGTATGTAAATAATGAATTTTGAGAATCTACATAGGATTGAACTACTAATTTTATATTAACTATGTGGTATGTAAATACTAAATTAGAGGTCGAGAAGGCTATTGAATCAAAAGGTTTTATATTAACTATGTGGTATGTAAATTACACATTTTCTCAAATTTGGACTTCAATTAAAAATGTTTTATATTAACTATGTGGACTTAAAATTAAAAATAATCAAAAACACTTACTTGAATAGTAGGTGTTTTTTTATTGAAAGGATGTGATTATAATGTAAAAATTTTACTTATATAGTATAATAATCTTATAAAATTATTGTGCTAGGGGGATTTGTTATGTTTTGTTCGAATTGTGGTGCAGAAATCACAGGCGTAGGCAAGTTTTGTTCAAGTTGTGGGGTTGCTGTAGAAACTGAAATTATTGAAGATAATAATATTAAATCAAATGACCTAATCGTTGATGCAAATGGAATAGAAATAAATATGACTGAAATTTATAGAAAATATAGAAAAGAAAAAGTAAATGCAATAAAAAATGTAATGGAAATAAGTGGTTTGAATATAAAGGAAGCAAAAAAAATAGTGGATTCTTCCTTTGAAGAGTTAAAAATCAATTTTATTGATGATACTATGAGCAATTCAGAAAAGGAAAAAATAATAAATACTCAAAATAGAAAAAATAATATTGAAAAAGCTCAACAAGAATCAGTTGCTTGTTGTCCTAAATGTGGTTCAACATCTCTATCAGCTCAGAAAAAAGGGTTTGGTATAGGAAAAGCTGTAGCAGGGGCGACTATAGCAGGAGGTATTGGTCTAGTAGCAGGCAACTTAGGAGCAAAGAAAGTTAGAGTAACATGTTTGAACTGTGGCAAACAATTTTGGGCAGGCAAAAAATAGATGTATTCATAATAAAAACACTTACTAATTTAGTAAGTGTTTTTATTATCTAAATTAACAGAAAGGAGGTTAAAAATGGCAACTATACAAACATCTATCCGAATTTTCGACGGAATGACACCTGCTTTTAGACACATGACTAATGCTATGAATATTGTATTAAGTTCATTCGAGCAATTACAAAGAACATCTAGCAATGCTATAGATGCTAATAGTATTAGAACAGCTAGAGAAGAACTAGCACGTGCAGAAGCTGGGTTTGATAGATTAGAACAACAAATAAGAGAAGCTGATGAACAACAAAAAAGATTTAATGATGATATTAGAAAAGGAGCAAGTAGTACAGATAAGTTAGTAGAAAATGCTAAAAGATTAGTAGCAACTTATATTGGATTGAGAAGTGTTGGTGGTTTGATTAATTTAAGTGACCAAATGACGAGTACTAATGCGAGACTAGCTATGATAAATGACGGGCAACAATCTGATGGAGGACTCAACAAAATGATATTTCAATCAGCGGAAAGAGCAAGAGCATCTTATTTAGATACTGCAAAAATTGTAAGCAGAGTGGGCATGAATGCAGGCAAAGCATTTAGTAGTACAAAAGAAATAGTAGCATTCGCGGAACAACTTAACAAGAAATTTGTAATTGCAGGAGCAACAACAGAAGAAACTAATTCAGCACTTTTACAACTTACACAAGGTTTAGGAAGTGGCGTGTTAAGAGGCGAGGAACTAAATGCTGTGTTTGAGTCAGCACCTAATATTATTCAGTCTATTGCCGATTATCTCGAGGTCGATATAGGGAAGATAAGAGGTATGGCAAGTGAAGGAATGTTAACAGCAGATATTGTAAAAAACTCCTTACTTTCAGCGGCGGAGCAGACTAATGCAGAGTTCGAGAAGATGCCTTATACATTTGGACAGATTTTCACATCTATCAAGAATAATGCAGTCATGATATTTGGTGTTATACAGAAAAAAATAGAACAATCTATGTCTAGTAAGGGTTTTCGAACCTTTATAGATAATTTTATAGATTCGTTATATGTTTTAGGAGCAGTTGCATTTAGTATTTTTAATGGAATTATAAATATATTAGGAAGTCCATTTTTTCAAGCATTTGTAAATGCTATTATTGTAGGTGTTAGTCTGATAGTGCAAGTGCTTGGCTGGGTAATAACACAAGCATTAAATATTACTAATGTATTTGCTCAGAACTGGAGTATTATTGCACCAATAGTACTTGGAGTTGCAGCTGCTATGTTAGTATATAACAATGCACTATTACTTAGTATAGCTAATAAAGTAAAAGATATTGCGTTATCTGCTAAAACTTTAGCGATGAATTTTGCTCATATAATAGCAGAGTCTTATAGAGCAGCAGCATTAGTAGCAAGCACAATTGCACAGGACGGATTGAACGCAGCAATGGCAGCTTGCCCTATCACTTGGATTTTATATGGAATTATAGCCATAGTTGTTGCCTTTTTTGTAGCTATAGCTGTAATAAATAAATTCGCAGGAACATCTTATTCAGCAATTGGAATTGTTGCAGGAGCATTATCGGGTTTAACAGCATTTATTATAAATAGTGTATTTTTCTGGATTAATGTTTTTATATCATTTGCTGAGTTTTTTACAAATGTATTAGACCATCCAGTTTATTCAGTAAAGAAATTATTTTTTAATTTAGCCACAGCAGTATTAAATAATCTTATATCTATGACAAAAGGATGTGATGAATTTGCTACTAATTTAGCAAACTCTATTATAGATGGAATTAATGGGGCATTAAAAGCTTGGAATAAATTTGTAGATGTCTTAAATAAATTTGGAGGACTTGCAGATAAGTTAGGACTTGGAAAAGCTGATATGGTTGGTCATACAAAGTCTATTACAAGTACACTACAAAAAGCTAAAGGTGATTTAAATAAGTGGCTTGGAGCAGAGCCAGAGGGATACAAATCCTTTAAACAACTAGAGTACAAAAATGTCGGAGATTGGGCTAAAAATGGATATGCATTTGGTCAAAACTTAGAAAACAAATTAAAAGATGCTTTTGACATCAATAAAATAGCAGAAAAGGCTAAAAAGGATTTAGGACTAGATGACCTTTGGGACAAAAAATACGGTCTTGGTGACGGACTCGGTTCGGCAGGGCTTAATTCTCCGCTCAGCGACGCTGCAAAAGGAGCAAAAGATACAGCAGGAAACACAGCTAAAATGGCAAAGACAATGGATAAAAGTCAAGAGGACTTAAAATACTTAAGAGATATAGCTGAACAAGAAGTAATAAACAAGTATACAGGAGTCAACATTAAAATTGACATGAACAATACAAACAACATAAGTAAAGATACTGACTTAGATGGAATAGTTAATGTATTAACTGAAAAATTAAACGACGCCATGGTTGTATCAGCAGAAGGCGTAGTTTAGAAAGGAGGGGTAATCGTGGCTTATGACTTTTATTTAGATGGAGTACAATTACCAATCCCTCCACCCAAGTTAGAAATTAAAGTGACAAACAAAAATAAAACAGTTGATTTGATAAACACTGGAGAAGTAAACATACTAAAAAAAGAAGGATTATCTGAAATAAGTTTTGAAGCAGAGTTTACACATAATAAACTACCATTTTATCGTGGAACTTTTAGGGATGTTCAATTCTTTTTAAGTAAACTAGAATTACTAAAGACAGATTGTAAGCCATTTCAATTTATTGTATCTCGTGAGTTAGGTAACAAGGTCTTATTTAACACTAATATGAAAGTGTCATTAGAAGAATATAACATAGTAGAAGATGCAGAAAATGCCTCAGATACAAAAGTTGCAATAAAGTTAAAACAATATAGAGATTACTCAACTAAAAAGTTAGTACTTGCAACACCTGAAAAGACAAATTATGGTAGGACTCCCCCTCCAGTCATGAAACCAAAAGAATTTAGACCAGATTCATCCAATAAGCCAAATGCTAAGACATATACAGTCAAGGCAGGAGATTCTCTTTGGTCAATCTGCCAGAAGCAACTTGGTAATGGTTCATTATATAAGAAGGTATATGAGTTAAATAAATCAATGATGGATAAAGCTAACAAGGGTAAAAAAGTACCTAAATATACTATTTACAAAGGGCAGGTGTTAAAACTTGGATGATGAATTAGTATTAGCAAATGATAGAGATGTAAGATTAGTAATAGCTCATTGGGAAGATTTCTACGAACCTGTAGTTTTGGATGGTATCACATGGGAAATAGAAAGACGAGGAACACCATCTAAACTTGAATTTACAATAGTCATGGATGATATATTAGAGTTTTGTGAAGGTAACTCTGTAAGACTATATTACAAAGGTGTAGGTATATTCTATGGATATATATTTCAGAAGAAAAGAGATAAAGAAAATCACATTAAAATTGTTGCTTACGACCAGTTAAGATATTTTAAGAACAAAGATACTTATGTGTATAGCAATAAAACAGCAAGTGAACTTGTAAAAATGTTGGCTAAAGATTTTAATTTAAAATACAATGTCATAGAAGATACTAAGTATAAACTATCTAGAGTCGAAGAAAATAAAACACTCTTTGACATGATACTAACAGCACTAGATGATACTCTAAGAGAGAAAAAAGAAATGTATACCTTGTATGATGATTTTGGAAGAATAACATTAAAGAATGTTGCATCAATGAAACTGGATACTGTCATGAACAATGATGTAATTGAGGACTTTGACTATAATTCAAGTATAGATAGTGATACTTATACAAAAATCAAACTTGTAAGAGACAACGAGGAGTCAGGAAAAAGAGATGTGTATATTGCTCAAGACTCTACACATATGAGGAGTTGGGGAATACTTCAAATGTTTGAGACAGTTGATAAAAATATGAATGAAGCAGAGATAAAACAAAAGTGTGATATACTTCTAAAACTATATAATAAGAAAACTAAGTCATTAAGTTTAAAAAATGCACTTGGAGATATTAGAGTGAGAGCAGGTTGTTTAGTACCTGTTTTTTTAAATCTAGGAGATATTAAACTTCAAAATTATATGCTAGTTGAGAAAGTAAAACATACTTTTGAAAATAACAGTCACTTTATGGATTTGACTCTTGTTGATGGAGATGAATTTGCTTCTTATTCTTCAAGCTCATATAGTAGTGGAAATACTAATAATAAAAATGAGAAACAAAATGGTCCTGCACAAAGTACTACAAGTAAAGAAGACAATGATATGATAAATAAATTAAATAAAGTATTTAAAAATAAGTTATCAAATACAGGAAATATATTTGTTAAATATTCTAATGCTTACAAAGTCAATGCAGCTTTAATGGCTGCTATTTCTATACATGAAACTGGTAATGGAAGTTCTTCACTTTGCAAAAATAAAAATAATTTCTTTGGTATGAAAGGGATGTCTTTTAGTTCTGTAGATGAAGGGATAAAAAAAGGTATTAGCAATTTATCAAGAAATTATATCCATACAGGAAGAAAAACATTAGAGCGTATTAGAGACAAATATGCACCTCTTTATGATAGCCCTCTTAATAAAGATTGGGTACCAGGAGTGGGCAAATTTTATAAACAAATAACAGGAAGTACCTATACTTCTAATAATGCAGGTACAGGAGTTGGAAGTAACGAAGAAGCAGAAAAGAATTTAAAAGATACAACTTATCAAGTTCAAAACAATAATTCTAATACATTAACAAACAATAATAGTAAAGTAAGTAAAGTTATTCAAGAAGCAAAAAATCAACTTGGTAAGCCATATGCTTGGGGAGGCAATGGTCCAAAGAGTTTTGACTGTTCTGGTTTAATGGTATGGGCATTTAAAAGAGGTGCAGGAATAAATCTACCTAGAGTTTCAGCAGACCAATCAAAAGATAGTAGAGGGAAACTATTATGCAACATAAATGATGTAAAAGCAGGCGATTTAGTATTCTTTAAAAACGAACAAGGAAAAGTACATCATGTTGGACTATATATAGGAAATGACCAATATATTCATGCTCCACAAACTGGTGATGTAGTAAAAATAAGTAGTTTAAGTGGTAGACAAAAGAAAAAGCATGATTTTGAAAGAGCTAGAAGATTCTTTTAAGTGAGGTGGTAATATGAGTCAAGAATTATTGCAAATAATTAAAAAAGCTGCAATGGATGCAGTAGAAACAAGTAATCCAATTCAAATTGCATTTGGAACTATAGAAAGTGTTAATCCTTTAGTAGTTAAGATAGAGCAAAAAGCCTCTTTTGAAGAATCTTTTCTAATACAAACAGATACATTCAAAAAATATACAGATAAAAAAATAGGAGATAAATTAGTCTTAATTCGTATGCAAGGAGGACAGCAATATTTGATTTTAGATAGGATGTGATAAGGTGTTACCAAGCGATAATTTAGATTATGACATTGAAGATGTATCGATAATTAATTTTGATGTTAGACAAGAACCAAGTAAGACGTTTAAATTGAATATAGAGAAAAATAGAGTAGATGGTATTTGTGATGATGTAGAAGCATTAAAACAAACCATTTTTTTAATTTTAAATACTGAAAGGTATGAGCATCTTATTTATTCTAGAAATTATGGTGTTGAATTAAATGATTTAATTGGAGAACCTATTTCATATGTAATACCAGAACTTGAAAGAAGGATAACAGAAGCACTAATTCAAGATGATAGGATTGAAAATATAGATAATTTTGAGTTTCAAAATATAAAGGGTAAAGTACAATGTAGATTTTCAGTTCATACAAAATATGGAAATATAAAAGCAGAGAAGGTGGTGAGTGTATAATTGTTTGAGTTAATGACATTTGAAAATATAATTAAAAGAATGTTAGATAGTGTACCAGATACTTTTGATAAAAGGGAAGGTTCTATAATATATAATGCTCTTGCTCCTGTTGCTATAGAACTTACAGAAACATACATTGCAATGGATGAATTACTAGACCAAACATTCGTAGATACTGCTAGTTATTATTACTTGGAGAAAAGATGTAAAGAACGAGGAATTACACCACTATCTGCAACTAATACCATTGCAAAAGGAGTGTTTAATATAGATATTCCACTTGATTCTAGGTTTAATCTAGGAGAATACAATTATATTGCAATTGAGAGAATATCTGAAAAAACATATAAAATGAAATGTGAAACTGCTGGACCTATATTTGAGTTAGGAAAACTAATACCTATTGAATATATAGATGGTCTTGAAACTACTGAACTAACTGAAATCTTGATAAATGGAGAAGATGAAGAATCTGAGGACAGTTTAAGACAAAGATATTATGATAGTTTAAATTCTCAATCTTTTGGGGGTAATATACAAAACTATAAGGATGAAGTTAATAAATTGCCTGACGTTGGGGGAGTTAAAGTATATCCAGTTTGGAACGGTGGAGGTACTGTTAAGTTAGTAATAATTAATTCAAATTTTAAAGTACCAAGTACTGATTTAGTTAATTTAGTTCAAGAAGAAATTGACCCAAATATGAAAGGAGAAGGTCTTGGATTAGCACCAATTGGACACCGAGTCACAGTTGAAGGAGTTACAAGTACAACTATAAATATATCAGCAGAGATAACATATAAGAGTGGATATACATGGGAGAATATAAAATCAATTGCAGAAGAAGCAATAGACGACTATTTAAATGAACTTAACATGAGTTGGGAAGATGAAGAAAACTTAATAGTCCGTATATCTCAAATTGAAACTAGATTACTTAGTATAGATGGAGTGTTAGATATTACAAACACAATGATAAATGAGGTTAAATCTAATCTAACAATAAATAGTAACAGTATAGTAGTGAGAGGTGAGGTAGTTGGATAAAGAGATTAATCTAATAAATTACTTACCACAAATTCTACAAGATAAAGAAGAATATATAAAAGTATTTAATGTAGAAAATAAAGAAATAAAAACACTACATGATAAATTAAAGGACCTATCAAATGACCAGTTTTTAGAGGACCTAACTATAAGTGGTATAAAAAGATGGGAAAAGATAATGTCTATAACTCCTAAAAGTAATGAGAGTTTAGAAGATAGAAGGTTTAGGATTTTTAGTAAATATATAAGTAAACTACCTTACTCAGAGAGATTTTTAAGGAACTGGCTAGATAATGTAGTTGGAGAAGGCAATTATGAGTTAACTATAAATAATGCTACTTATAATATACATCTTGAAAGTGATGCTAGAAATCAAGATTGGTTTGAGGAAGTTCATTCTTTTGTAAGTAATATTAAGCCATGTAATATGACTTTAGATTACACTAGAGTGCTTATAAGCAAAGACAATTATATGAATTTTGGTATAACAACCCTAATGGGTCAAGAAATAACTATATACCCTTGGAGTCCACCAGATATAGAAACTTATGGAGAAATTGATGTATTAACTGGCAATGGAGTTGGATACCAAGAGATAACAATATTTTAGGAGGTGATATATTGGCTATAGATAAAAGTTATTACACTATAATTACAGATGTAGGAAAAGCAAAGATAGCAAATGCAAGTGTCACAGGTAATAAAGTGGGATTTGTAAAAATTCAACTTGGTGATGGAGGAGGGAGTGAATATACTCCAACTGAGAGTCAGACAGCTCTCAAAAATGTGGTATGGGAAGGCAATATCGGAAATACAACTACAGATGAAACTGCACCAAATTGTATAATATTAGAGAGTTTAATACCATCAAGTGTAGGCGGGTTTATGATAAGAGAAATAGGATATTTAGATGATGAAAATAATTTAATTGCCATTTCTAAATACAAAGAGTGTTATAAACCTTCTATAGAACAAGGTGCAGTGGTAGACATGAAGGTTAAAACTGTGCTTATTGTATCTAATGTAAATAATATAGAACTTAAAATTGACCCAACAATAATCTTTGCAACACTCAAAGATATACAAGACTTAGAAACTAAAATAGGTACTGTTAATACTAAAATTGATACAACTAAAACAGAATTAACAAGCAACATAGAAACTGCTAAAACAGAGTTAAATACTAAAATCGACCAATTAATCGCAGGTGGCTCAAATGTTGCATACACTCAAAGGGTCGCAATTGATGATTGGGTTGAGGATGCAGAAAGTGGATTCAAAGCAACTGTAACACATAGTTTATTAACACATAGAATAGTTGTAAATATTATAGATGCTACTACAAAAGAAAATATAGTTCCAAATTTTAAAATAGTTGATGATAATTCAATTGAGATTAGAAGTGAAGTAAAAGTTGAGTTAAATGTCTATGTGATAAATGGAAATGCAGAAACTCATTTTATAAATGCAACTGTAGATGATAACAGAGTATCTGAAATGACTACTTATTCATCTAAGAAAATAGAGGACAGATTGGTTAATATAGAAGAAAAGGTAAATGGTGGTTTATCTAATATTGCAACAAGTGTAAATGAGTTGATAACTTATTGTTAGAGAGGAGAGTGAGAAAATGCAGACTGAATGGAATTTTAATTATGCTAATTATGTACAAAATGTTTCATTGCCACCTGGGCGATATAAATTAGAATGTTGGGGTGCTTGTGGTGGTGCTGTCGATACAAGCGATTGGACTGATTGTGCAAAAGGTGGTTATTCAAAAGGTGAGATTGTATTTAAAAAAAGAACTAATCTACAAATTTGTGTCGGTCAATCCGGTTATGAGAAAGTTTCTGAAGGTTCAAGCCTTACTAGAAGTGGTTTTAACGGTGCAGGCGCTGCTGGCAAAGTTACTACTGGTAGCTTTGCTTATTCTAAATACGGTGGTGGAGCAACTGATATAAGACTTTATCATCCTAGTGCAACTTGGGGTAACACTGAAAGTTTGCTTTCACGCATACTTGTTGCAGGCGGTGGAGGAGGTATGAAAAATAATTTTGCTTCTGCTCGTTCTATTGGTCATGGTGGTGGTTATGTAGGTGTTAATGGAGTTGGTCGTGACAGAGATTTTTGTGGCGGTGGTTCTCAATACCAAGGTGGAACAAGTTACGACACAGAAGAATACCATGGTTCATTAGGAAAAGGAGGTTATGGTAACATAGGAATAGGTGGTGGAGGGGGTTGGTACGGTGGTGCTGGTTCTTATTCTAATGAATGTGGAGGTGGTGGAAGTGGTTACGCACTAAATAAAGATAGTTATAAGGCACCCGGATATATACCAACACCTGAATATTATCTTGAAAATATAGTCATGACTACTGGAGGTAATACTACTAAAGCAGATGGTTATGCTAAAATAACATTACTACAAGCATTGCCATTTTTAACAGTATCTTCTTATAATTCTACACAGGCAACATTTAAAGCCGACCACACAGACCCTGCATTACTTACAAAGATAGAATGGTTTATAGATGATGTACTAAAAGAAACTATAACAACAAATTTAACAGAAGAGAAAACAATTAATTATACATTAGAAGATAATGCATTACACACACTTAAAATAGTTGTTACAGACAGTAATAATGCTACAGCAGAAAAAGTGTTAAGTATAAGTAAGAATATAATGCCACTGCCCGAAAATGTAAATTTAAATGATATATCAACAAAATTAGTTGAGGTTAATGCAGGATTTAAAGTTGGGAAAACAAGTATTATAAACACTTTAGCACTTAAAAATATAGAAGCAAGTTTAAATAATACACTTGTGGAGTTATCAGAGAAAATAAAAACAAGTTTTGATAGTTCAGACACTAGTGTGCAAGATTTACAAAATCAAGTAACACAAAAAAACAATACTATAACTCAATTAGAAACAGAGTTAAGTAAAAGAAAAAGATTTATAACAGGAACTTATACATTCACAAAAACGGATGCAGAGAATTTTAACTTAAGTATATATGACAAAGAAGGAACTTCAAAAACTCTTACTATACCAGTTAACATGGGCTTCTCTCCTAGTTTAATTGTACTTAGTGGAGTAACTTTTAGTACAACAAGTAAATCTTATGTTTATTTTGATAATGTTTGTAATTCAAATTTTTATAATTTTGGCTATAATTCTGATTCTACTCATAGTAACCCGAAAGCTGTTGGTATTCTTAATGTATCTAATGTTGGGTATTCTTCATTAGTGCTTACATTATATAAATTATCAATGTCAGAAGCAGTTGGAATATGGGCAAAAGAGGGAGCTACATTAACTTACAAAATATATATTTAATAAAAAAATGAGGTGATAATATGAACAGAAATAATAGAATAATTTACGACCAAACAGGCAATATATGGCTTCAAACTGGTGAAGCAACAGGAGATATACAAGAGTGGTCAAAAATAACTGAATTAAATTTTTTGGATGTTGAATTTGGTAGTATAGACTATAGTAAACAATATATAGAGTCTATAAATCCAGTTACAAAAGAACCAATCATCAAAGACATAGAAGTCATTTTAACAGATGAACAAAAGAGATTACAAGCATTAGAAAAAGAATTAAGCATGTTAAAAGAAGAAAATAAAAATAGAGATAGTGAGATAGTAAACACAGCCTTTGAGGTAGAAAATATAAAATTAAATAACAATTTATAGGAGGAATTAACATGTATAACTTATTAAAACTTATGATAGAACAAAAGAACTATAGCACTAAAGAGGATTTGCAACACAAAATTGATGTATTCTATGCAGTAAATAGAATTACAGAAGAACAATATTTAGAACTTACAAGTTTATTAAATAAAGAAGAAACACCAGCAGAACCAATAAAATAGGTTCTTTTTTTATTGAAAGAAGGTGACTAAATGACTTTTAAAGAGTTAGTTAATAAAGTTAGAAATCTTGTATTAGAAGCAAAGAATGTAACTATAGAAGATACAGAAAGTAAATTTACAAGTGAAAATGTAGAAGGAGCATTGAAAGAATGTATAGATAGAGCAGATGAGGCTTTTCAAGAAGCCGATAGTGGAAAAACACTTTTATCAACTGCTATCGGCTCTCCTGCTACATCAGAACAAACATTTCAAGATTATGCGAACTATATTACAGGATTTAAGAGCAATATAAGCAATTTAGAAACTCAATTGAAAAGCAAATATTCTGTTAGATATGGTCCTATTGATGGATATGATGGTAATCCTTTTTCTGCTAATTTTGGCAAGAGTGCAAGTTACCTTATTGTCTATGTTTACTTTAGAAGAAGTGTATATTATTATAATCCCAGTGGTAGTTCTTTAGGAAGTAATACAGGAGGTTCTGAACGTGCATGGATTACTATAGACAGCAATAAAACTGGTTTTTCAGTTCATTCATATGATACTAGTTATGAGCCATATCCTTTTACAGGTTATTATATTGCTTGTTTCGCATAATAAATTATATTATTAAAACTAGGAGGATGTATGGAAGAAATTAGCATAAATCTATTATGTGCAGTTGCAGGAGTTGTAATATCCTACTTAGCATTTAGAAATAGCTCAAACAGAAAGATACAAGATGATACAGAAACAACTACAAAATTAGAACAACAAATAACTTTTCTGTGTGAGAATGTAAGAGATATAAAGCATGATGTAGCAAAGTTTAATACAAGTTTCTTAGATATCAGTGAACGAGTTGCAAAAGTAGAAGCAAGTACAAAACAAGCACATCTTAGAATTGATGAAATTATAAATAGAATTGGAGGAAAATAAAAGATGGACAATTTAATAAGTTTTATACCAGAGCAGTTGCTAATTTTAGTAGCTGCTCTTTATGTTTTAGGTGTTGGATTCAAGAAATATAAACAATTAGATAATAAATACATTCCAGTAGTGTTACTGATACTTGGAATAGGTTTCTCAATATGGATGCTAGGATTAAATCCTGTTGCAGTCTTACAAGGTGTAATTTGTTGGGGAGTTGCAATAGGTATAAATCAAACTTACAAACAGTTGAAGGATGGTGAAAAGTAATGAAATTAACAAAAATATTATTACTCACAAAAATTTAAAAAATTTCATTAAATAGAGTATACTTTTATAGCTAATAAGTATATAATAATAGTACAGAACTCGTAAAGCATTTATATGCTCAAATATACGGGACATTGATTTTTGAAGGAACCCGCCAAGCTTCTTTTATAGCTCAAATAGTCGGGACAGATAAATTTACCCACTAATATTAATTGGTGGGTTTTATTATATAAAAGTATATCTATGAAAAGGTGAAAACAATGGTTGAAGTAAAAGAAGAAAAACATTTGATGAACAAATAGATATTTTAAAAAGTAGAGGATTAATAATAAATGATAAAGAAGATGCTAAATTTGTATTAAGTAATGTCAATTATTATAGGTTTACAGCATATCTTCTAAGTTTTAAGAATGATGATGGCTCATATAAAGAAGGAACTACGTTTGAAGAAGTTTATGATATATATAGGTTTAATAAGGAATTTAGGATATTATTAACAGATTTGTTAGGGAGCATAGAAATAGCATTTAGGACATACATTGGATATACATTAGCAATTAAACATGGTGCTTGTGGATATCTATAAAGGGAGAGTTTCAAAGATGAAAAATTCTATATTAATTTTTTGACAGCATTAGAGAGAGAAAAAAATAATAATTCAGATAAGCTTTTTATTATACACCATAAAGAAAAATATGAAGGAAAACTTCCCATTTGGGTTGCAACAGAAATAATGACTTTTGGTATGTTGTCAAAATTATATTCAAACATGTTGCCAGAAGATACTAGATACATAAAAAATAATTTGTGTAGAGTGAATACTTTATTAGTTAAATCTTGGTTACAATCATTAACACAGGTCAGAAATCAATGCGCTCATTATGGTAGAATATATAATAATAATTTCCGTATTATAACAATAAAAAACGAATATAAAAAGTATAACTTGGATAATAAAAAGATATTTTCTTATATACTTGCTATGAAGCATTTGACTATGGATAAATTAATTTGGAATAGTTTTTTTATAAAACTTCAAAAGTTAATTAATGATTATAATAATTCTATAGACTTAAAGCTTATTGGTTTTCCTAATAATTGGATAGAGATATTGGCTAAATAAAATAGTTACTTTAAGAAGTTTATAAACACTTACTATATGTAAGTGTTTTTTTATTGAAAAGAAGGAGGAAAATAAATAATGAAAATATGTATTACAGTAGGACACAGTATTTTAAAAAGTGGTGCATGCACTTCTGCTGATGGGGTAGTTAACGAATACCAATACAATAAATTTCTTGCACCAGTATTAGCAGATACATTTAGAAAAGAAGGTCATAAGGCAGATGTAATAATATGCCCTGAAAAGCAGTTTAAAACTAAAGCAGAAGAAAAGATTTATAAAATACCTAGAGTTAATAGTGGAGGATATGATTTACTTATAGAACTACATCTAAATGCAAGTGATGGTCAAGGAAAAGGTTCAGAAGTTCTATATTATAGTAATAAAGGTTTAGAATATGCAACTAGAATATGTAATAAGCTAGGTACAGTATTTAGAAATAGAAGAGCTAAATTAGATAAAAGATTATATATCTTAAATAGTTCAAAGCCTACAGCAGTATTAATTGAAAGTTTCTTCTGTGATAATAAAGAAGATTATGATAAAGCTAAGAAACTAGGTCATGAAGGTATTGCTAAGTTAATTGTAGAAGGTGTATTAAATAAAAATATAAATAATGAGGGAGTTAAACAGATGTACAAACATACAATTGTTTATGATGGAGAAGTTGACAAAATCCCTGCAACTGTAGTTGGTTGGGGTTATAATGATGGGAAAATACTGATATGTGATATAAAAGATTATGTACCTGGCCAGACACAAAATCTTTATGTCATAGGTGGTGGAGCATGTGAAAAGATAAGTTCTATTACTAAAGAACATTATACAATGATAAAAGGTAATGATAGATTTGATACACTTTGTAAAGCATTAGATTTTATTAATAGATAAATTAAAAAGTAGCAACTAAAAGTAGTTGTTATCTTCTAATGCCTCATTCATAATAAAAAAATAATTTATTATATAATAATATTAAAGTTTGTTTCTAAGGTTAATATTATGTGATACAATTCAAGTGGGTAAATATTATTTGAATGAGGTGTGGGGATGAAAAATTTAAGCAAAAAAGCAGTTATTTTATCACTTTCATTGGTAGTTGTATCACCTTTGGTACATAAGATAAATGCACAAGATATTGAGAAAAATAGGGAAGTTAGATATGAAACAAGGAAAGCTAATAACTTAGAAAATATGACAATGGAAGAAGCTTTTCCAGATGAAAATTTTAGAAAAGTAATTTGTGATAAACTAAGTATTTTAGATGATGGAAATCCAATTGGAATTTCACAAAAAGCGATTATAGAATCTACAAAAGGTTTAACCTTAGGGAGCAAATCAATAAAAAATTTATCTGGAATTAATTATTTTATTGGATTAGAAAATTTTAGTTGTAGAGGAAATAATTTAACGAGTCTAGATTTAAGTAGCAACATAAATTTAAAAGAATTGTATTGTAACGAAAATCAATTAACAAGCCTAGATTTAAGTAATAATAGAGAGTTAACAACGTTGCATTGTGGAGAAAATAATCTAGCAGACTTAGTTATAGAAAATTCTAAATTAGACGAATTGAACTGTAGAAAAAATAATTTAAAGAGTTTAGATAT